GCAGCTGAGACAACGTGCGCGGCAGATGGTGGCCACAGAACGGCGTATCGGCAATCGACTTGCCGCGGCGCGACATGATGAACTCTTCGGGCGGCACGTTCTCGATGCACACGCGCCCTTTCTTCTTCGAGCGCTTGCACGTCACGTCGTGCAGCGTCGGCACTTGGGACGGGTCCGGCTGCTGCGGCGGCTGTGCGCCAGGCTGAAGCTGGCCCGACTGCGCTGCCTGTTGGTACTGCTGCACCTGCTGCTGATACTGAGCCAGCATGGATTGCAGCGCCGCTTCGTCCGGGTATTCCTTGTGCTCGATCGGCTCGACTTCAGGATCTTGCAGCAGCGTCGTCACCTGGGCCATCGTCAGGCCGGTGTATTCCTCGCGCACTTCCTCGATGCTATCGTCCCACCACACCTTCAGGATGCCGTTCTTCTGCAACAGCGCGTCCATGAACCAGCTTTCGAGGATTTCCCATCCAGAATTCTGCTGATAGAACACGTAATTGCAGACGTCCGTCATCTGCTCAGCTTCTGCACAGTGCTGCGGGTTCGTCTCGCAGAACTCGACCACATCGTCGCCAGCCGTGAAGATCTCCATCAGCGCCGGCAGCGTCCAAAGCACCGTATCCGACACATCCGTCGACACGACAGCCGAGCGCCCCTCGATCGCAGGCGGGGCCAAGTCGCCCTTTGCCTCGCCGAGAAAGTAATACTCAGCCTTTCGGCGCATTTCAGACAGCGTCCCGCCCATGTAGGCGATCGACTGGCGAATCTCGGTGTCGACGATGGTTCCGAGTTCGTCATCGTCGATCTTGCGGGGTTTGTCAGTCATTTATGCATAGTTCAGTTGCGGATAAGAGAGCGAACCGCCCCAATCCTCGTTGGACATTGCTTCGGCATTGACTGCGATGTATCGCAGGTTGTCAGCGCCGTGGCTCCACTCGTCGTGAAGCGGAGCGCCGGGCTCCTGTGTCTGCTGGTTGATGCTGCGCCGGTAACGCTTCGCGCACTGGATCAGGCGATCGCAGCCCGTCTTGTCGAAGTACATGCGCGGGAACGTCATGCGAGTCAGGCGGATGCCGTCCTCGATGCTCATGTTCGGCGTGATGGCAACATCCCACCCGAACGCCTGCATGATTTCCTCGGCGCTCTTGCCAGTCTTGAAGTCCTTGTTGCGCCCGTCGTGCGGCAAATAGACCTTGCCCCAATTCAGCCGCTTGTCCTTCAGCACCGTCGAGTAGTGGTCGAGCGTCTTGTGACTGTCCTCGATGTACTCGATCACGCGCAGCTCGGCGGCGTTCTTCTGGATCAGGCTGATAGCCATCGCGTCGTTCCAGCCGAGGTCGAACACGATATGAACCTTCAGCATCGGGTCGTACGGCACGTTACAGAGCCGTCCGGCGGCTTCAGCGTTCGCCACCTCGTCGTAATAGATCGCGCCAGCGACAGCGGGCTTGCACTTGCCTTCCCAGATGTTGTCGTAGCCCTTCGGGTCGGTCTGCTTACAGTGCAGCCGCTCGGCTTCCAGTTCAGCCGGAAACCAAGGGTTATCCACGTAGTTGACCTGCGAGACGATCGTGTCAGGCGGCGGCGTCACCACGAAGCGCTGAAACGTCTCGTCCGTCTCCAACTCAGGATTGAACGTGATCCATATCTCAGAGCCCGGCTTACGGATGGTCGGGATCAGCACATCCCACGACCGCTTACTGACTGCCTGCCCTTCCTCCACCCATACGCGATCAACGCCCTCGAACGACTTGATAGAGTCAATCGTGTGCGTCGCTAAGCCAGCAAACGAGAACTCAGAGCCGTTCTTGCCGCGGATCTCAGTGTCCAGCACCTCAAAGAAGTACCCAAGCCCTAGCGCCTGGATCTGGTCGGCGAGCAGTTTGTGCACCGACTGCTTGATCGACTTCTGCACTTCACGCGTACACAGCACACGAAGCGGCTGCGTCGTCGCCTGCAACAGCAATGCGCGAGCGACCGACCAGCTTTTGGCGCTGCCGCGGCCGCCGTATGCGACCTTGTAGCGGGATGGAGTGAACAGGAATCGCAGCTTCGAAGGAAACTGGATCGCGCTCATGCTTTCGGATCGACGAACTCGATCGTGTGGTTGTGCTGAACCGGGCCGCCGTCAGCACCGGTCACTTCCTGCTCGATCTTGTCGCGCCACTTCCCGCGCTGCCTGTTCTTCAGCCAGAAGATCGCAGCCACCGTATCGGGCGCGTATATCTTCGTGATGGGCGTTTCGACGATCTCGCCATTCACCACGCGCAGATCAACCTCGGGATGCTCGTATCCACAAGCGCGGCGATACAGCTTGTCCGCGACCTCTGAATCCGCTTGACTCTTGCCCTTTTTTATGGACTCAAGAAATTCAGCGTGCGCTGACTTCCAAGCGTTCACCGTCTGCTCGCTCACCTCGAAGAAATCAGCGAGTTCCTTGTCTGTCGCGCCGAGCAGACACAGCTTCCGCGCTTGTTCGGCGTACTCTGCCTTGTAACTGCTCGGTCGTGCCATCCGATACTTGCCACGCCCTTATCGGGTAGCGGCCCTCTGTTGGTTATTGGGATGCTCTGTAGAAATGCTTCTCGCGCGGATTGCAGCAGCGCTCGCCGTCTTGCAACTCGCGAGCGCACCACCAGCAGCGATGCGAATACATGGTCAGACGCAGAACGCGATGAACAAGACGAATCCGGCGAGTATTGGATGCCCGTTCACCCCGGCGAAACACGCACCAGCTACGCAACCCAATATCGCAACGCACCTACTTGCGGTCATTTGTTCGCTCCACTAGTTGAGGGGGTGCTACGCCCCGCGTCCGTCGAGTTCCCGGCGAACCGGGCGGAGGTCGGACTTCCAGAACGTGCGTAGCTGACGCTGTTTTCCCACCTGCGCCTGGGGTGATGAAGTCTTTACGCCATGCGTTGACCGCGGAAGTACGCGCGGCCATCGTCCCGCACCGAGCAGAACTCGGGGTGCAGCAGCTCACCGTCGCGCCACGTCAGCACGGCAAAGCCGCTTTGCCAGTTCGCGTTGCGGCCGGTCAGGTAGTGGAATTCGTCCTGCTCTGGATCGGCCAGCATTCCTGTCTCGATCCCGTACCTAAGACGACCAAATCCCCGGAACTGGACTGCTTGCAGTCGGTGAGTATGTCCCGTGACGACGTGGTAGCCAGCGCCCTTAACAACATTGTTGTAAGCAGCGTGCATGCCGTTGGCCACGCTGTGAATAATGACTGTGTCTTCATTGATGTCGATCCGGTAGCTGTCCTTCCACGCCGGCAGATGGTCAGCCAGCGCAAAGCCTGCGACGCCCTCGTATTCCGGCGCGGCGTGTGCTAGGCGGCTGTCAAAGCGGATGTCGTGGTTGCCGATCGTTCGAAGCAGCTTCATTCCTCGCGCGGCTTCTTCGATCTCGGCCAAGCGATCCCGGACGGCTTCTAGCTCGTCCTTCACGCTGTACGTCTTCTGCCAGCCGATGCGCGCGTGCTTGCTGATCCGCGCGCCGTCGAGCAGATCGCCGTTCAGGATGACGGCCTTCATGTCTGAGGCGTGTTCCGCAATAACGTTGCAGAACGCCTTGTGCGCGGTCGTGATGACCTTCGGCGAGTAGTGAGCATCTGAGCCGATCACGATCGAACCATGCTTGATCGCCAGCCGGTTTATGACCTTCTTGTCGGTCAGCGTCAGTTGCACGTCGTCCGTGCGCTTCATGCGGTCGCGGAACGTGCTCTCTGCGATGCCCAGTGCGCGAGCTGCGCCTTTGATGCTGCCGTGCGTGTCGATCGCCTTCTGGTAATCGGCTTTCATCAAGTCCTCATGAGTTCAGGTACGGCGCGAAGCCTGCACACCAGTCTTCAACAGATACGAGCGGAAGAACGAAGATGATTCCCCCGTCTGACAGGTCGACGACCGGCTGCGGGGGATCGCGATGGCATCTGATCGCCTCTTTCCCGAACTCCGCCCACCGGCAGTTCTTGCAGGTCGACGTGCGCTCCGCTTCCTCAACGACTTTCGGTTTGCGCGCCATTCGCTTCCTTGCGGATCTGGATGTCGTCGAGCATCGCGCCATGCGCCTGCGCCAGATACAGGCTGCGATCTTTGGGCGGCTCCTCCTCGTCGAATGCGCTGTCGTCAGCAGAGCCAACGCTCACCATCAGCACGGCTACAAACGAGAACACGAATAACGCCAGGACCAACACAGGTATCACGTACGCGCTCATAATCCCTCCCCCGAGAAATAATCCGATCAACGTATCCATTGTAGGCGCACGTAACGCTTCTGAGCGCGACATGTGTCCACGAACTCACTTTTGGCGGAAAACACTTGCATGAAGCGATACGACTATAGTATCCTTAACTCACACACCAACCGGGAGCAAATCATGAGCAGCGTTACCCCGATCAACGTCACACAGTCAGGCGAATTCATGTTCGACCGCGCTCTTTCCCGCCGCGACGAAGCGGTCTATCAGGACGAGCTGCGCGACGAGATGATCGCCGACAAGCAGGCAGCGCTGATCGCATCGCGCATGTCCGCGCTGTCCGACGACGATCTCGTCTGCGCCCTTCAGAGCGCGTCAGGTGCCACGCTGTGCAAGAACGTGCGCGACGCAATCCAGAAGCGTGATCCGTACGCGGCATTCGGCGTGCTTAGCGCCCTTGTCTCGTGCTGGATCACCGAAGACAGCGAGACGGAAGCTATCAAGTACATCGAACGGCTGGAGCGCGACTCGGAGCACTGAGACAATGTGTCGCACGATACGGGCCGCCACTGAGCGGCCTTTTTTATTGGTGATCGTCTTTCCGATCTGTCAGGAGACGGGGGATCTCCACCAGCGGCAGAACGCAAAAAGGCCCCGCTGATTTCTCTAGCGAGGCCATCGAATAAAAAGCCGGCTCAAGCCTTTCGGCGAGCCGTAAGTGATCTGTGAAGATCACGGAAGGAACCGTTGAGTCACACGAACTCTACGATAGACAAATTATCGCAAACTATAACAGGATCGTCAAGCGTTGAAGGCGACATTGACAGTATCATTT